AGCAGTGGTATCAACGCAGAGTACTAAAGACTATTTGCTAGACTTCACAATTCGAAAAAAATCCAGATACTTCTTTGTCTTCCTCCTCTGAGGGCGGTACAAGCTAATTATTTAGAAAAAATCAAAGATTCAAGCGACTATCTACAGTCTAAAGCTAAGTTAAATGAGGTTTACCAAGAATACCAGAAATGGGGAATGAGGAATAGAGATCTTGGGCTAATTTATAATTATGAAACAGCCTCTCCAGACATGGTTGTAAAGCATATGGATACTGATTGGCCTACTCTTCCTCCCGGTACAGTTGGCTCTTTAGAGGCTAAGTATCTATTTATAGGAGATACTCCAAATCATCCTTCAATTGATGTGCCATTTCATGCTCTTAACGGTTCGAGTGGCTACCTTAATAACGCCTTGACTTTAGCGGGAATAAAAGAAGAAGATTTAGCTTTATCGAACGCATTTTCTCCAAACAATACTATAGCTCATGATCCACTTTTAATGGTCTATAGACTTCCTAAACTACAGCATGTTTTTTTAATGGGCACTAAGGCTTTAGATTGGTGGTGTAAATGCGAACCTACTGCTCCCGGAATAAGTAATGTAAACTATTATCATATTCCCCACCCCTCCTACCTGAAACGTTTTAAAGGTTCCGATCCACGAGTAATGGCTGATATTATAAAGGAGAAATTAAATGGCTCTCCTAACTAGAGCAGGTAACATCACAGAAGCATGGGTGGATCTCCTTAATGGAATAATGATAGGAGGAGATACTTCGGCACCTAGAGGCAAAGCAACAAAGGAGCTCCTGAATGTCTCTATTGAAATAGAACATGGACTCAATAACATCATACTTAGTGAAGATCGTGACCTTAACTATAGGTTCATGATCGCTGAATGGCTTTGGATTCAAGCAGGTATGAATGACGTCGAAAGTTTAGCAAGATATAATAAGATGATGAGAAAGTTCTCTGATGATGGAGCAATACTTAACGGAGCATACGGACCGAGGTAGCGACACAATGGGAATATATACTAGAATCTCTACTGAAACCAGCCTCACGACAAGCTGTATCTACAATATGGACCCCATCACCACAAGACTCGAAGATATCCCATGTACGATATCATTGCAGTGGTTACTGCGTTGGGACAAATTACACTGTACTGTCAACATGCGTTCTTCAGATGCGTGGCTAGGTCTCCCATACGATTACTTTACATTCAGTCAACTTACTAATGTGTTGGCTTCTAGATTAAGAGTCCCAGTTGGAACTATAACCATGAATCTTGCCTCTAGCCATCTGTATGAAGAGAATTGGCATGAAGCAGTAAGTGTGTGTGTTGGGAATGTTGGGTATCTTTCTTCCCCTCCAATTCCGTATGGAGTACAACTACCAACAAAAGTAGATACGATTATGATGCTTAATCAAGTTCAAAGAGAGTATCCGAATTCGTTTCATTTGTACGCTAAGGCCCTGAAGCGTAGCAAAATCAAAGCACTGGAGGTGTTGCGTGCCATCGACCCGTTTAAGCAAAAGGGATTATTATCTAGCGATGTTGAAACTAGTGGCAGCTAGATCAACATGTATTAGACGAGCAGTTGGGTGTATCATAACCGATGAGGAAGGTCATGTCTTATCAACTGGCTACAATGGGCCTCCTAGAGGTTTTGAGCACTGTATCAACACTCCTTGTGATGGAGCAAAAGATAGAGCAGGCGATACTTTATTTTGTATGGCAGTTCACTCAGAACAAAATGCTCTACTGCAGTGTGGAGATATAACAAGAGCTCATACTGTATATATATCATGTACACCGTGCTTTGTATGTGCTAAAATGATAGCTAATACAGACATAAGGCACGTGATATGCGAGACCAGCTACGCTGACACAAGAGGTTTGCAAGTTTTAATGGATGCTGGTTGTAGAGTTGAGGTACTTGATGCCTAGGATTCTCCCCAAGCCTGGTATGGTGGGTTCATTGTTTTCAGGACACCATGAACCCACAGGCTGGGTTGCGCCAACAGAATTGCCTGACTTCAGTGCTTATCCTATGGAGGCTCATTTTGGTTACGACACCGAAACAACTTCAAAAGACCCTCATATGGCTCGACAGGTTGGAATTGCAATTTGTACTCCCGACAAAAAGAAGTTTTATCTCCCCCATGGACATCGAGCTGGAGGTAACCTTGATGAAAATGCTATTAAGAGATGGGCAAAATCCAATCTCGCGGGGCGTCACTTATCAATTCTTAACGCGAAGTACGACGTACATGTTTCATATAATTGGGGCCTCGATCTCGAGTCAATCGATTGTAAAATTCATGATCCGGCTTTTAAGGCTGCTCTTCTCGATGAAAATAGAAGGCGTTACAATCTCAATGAGTTATCTGAAGATATTCTCGGAAGATCAAAATCTGAGGTACCTGGGAACAAAGGAGACATTTCTGACATGTCTGCCTCAGAAGTTGGAGGTTACGCAGAAGATGACGCTGAACTTCATCTTGACCTCGACATTGCACAACAGTCAGAAATTGAGCGTCAAGAACTCACTGCCGTTTGTACACTCGAAGATCAACTAATTTATTCTACTTGTGCAATGGAGAGGAAGGGTGCTCGCCTAGATCGACCCAAACTTGAAAGATGGGTTCATGAAGTAAGCATGGCACACCAAGATTGTATTCTTAAGATCTACAGTATGACAGGTCTTAAGATCAATCCCAACTCAGGTAAGGATTTAGTAAGGTTATTCAATTCTCTAGGATTGAGTATTCCGGTAAGGGAAGAAGAATTAGGAGGGGGCGCGACTTTTGAGGATGAATACATATCTCGTGTAGATCATCCACTGGTCAGGCTTTGTATTGCAGCTCGAAAATTAGATTCTTTGAACTCCAAGTATCTTAAAAAGTATCTTAAGGCTATAGACCATAACAATATCTTAAGATACAGTCTTCATCAGATGAGGGGGGATGAGTACGGTACTGTCACAGGTAGATATGCTTCTGCTAACGTTAACATTCAACAAGTACGAAAAGTTGAAGATCAGTTAGAAGAAGAAGCAATTGCTGCTTGGATTATCCGAGAACTTTTCATTCCAGATGATGGAGCTTTATATGTATCCGCAGATGCTAGTCAAATTGAGTTTCGTTGGTTCGCCCATTACAGTAAGTCAGTCAAACTCATCCAAGCCTACATCGATGATCCTACGATGGACTTCCATCAACTCGTCGCCAATATGCTGGGACAGAAAAGAAAGGACGCCAAACATAACAATTTCGGTAAGTTGTATACAATGGGAATTCCAAAACTTGCCAGAAAACTTGGATTAGGCTGTAATTGTGGATGTCCTTCAGATGATCAATGGGATAAGAGATCTCATAAAGATGACTGCAGAATGCATAAAGCTTTTGCGATCGCGAAAGAGTACGATACGAAGTTTCCTGAGGCCGCCAAACTCTCAAAAGAAGCAATGAGTGTAGCTAAGAAACGTGGATATGTTAAAACTATTATGGGCCGCCGTCGTAGGTATCCTGATGGTAAAAGACTTCATTCTGCTCTTAATGCGATCTGTCAGGGAACAGCTGCTGATACTTTGAAAGTAAAGACTCTCGAGACTTATAACAATCGTAAGTTCTTAGAAATCTCGATGAGAATGCTTGTACATGATGAAATTGATGGAGATCTATGGAATGCTTCAAAAAAGCGAGCGTTCAAAGAGTGCCTGGATGCGCCAGACTCTCGTATTCCGTGCAGGGTGCCTTTGTTATGGGATGTTGAAGTTGGAGCCAACTGGAGGGAGACTACAGAATGAAATTACATTACAATGGAGGAAATCAATTAGATGAAAATACTTATTACAGGTTATACTACTAGACAATTTGGGTCGCAAAGAATCCATGGAGACTACGTGACATTTTCTTTTCTGCTTGAAGCAATACTTAAGGAGATGGGGCACGTAGTAGAGCGCAGACAGGTCATAATTCCTGAAGAGTTAGCCTATGTATACGACTACGCTTTTTGTGGCGTGGCTCCCGTAAGTAGTATGACTTCAGGAAAAGTAGTAGAGACACACTACGTAATGGACATGATGACTAATCGTCATGCTATATACGCTGATGACTGGAGTTTCTGTGGCTATGGAGGTTCGGTTAGGTACGCTCTCGATAGGTGGGAAAGATACCTTGCATTTAAGAAGTTTCCTTACGATGAGGGACTATTAGAGTCTACTCGGCAGAGTTTGAGCAGAATGATGTCAATTCAGAATCCGTCCAACAATGCACCTGTCCTGTGCCCCATGTTTAAGTGGGGAGATCACGATTTTCTAATGAACAATAACTACAAAGCGAATCTTATCACTGTCGATCCAAGTGGATGGGTCAAATTTCCAGATGTGAATCTCTACAGCCCCTCTCATAAAAAGAAACAGTGGGTTATGGCTGCTTTGTCAGATCATTCTCCTTGGGTTAAGAGGCAAAATTTCAGTTTTCCTATAGCTTATATAGGAAACAAAAGAAAGAATCTGGTTTATACAGAAACTCAAACTGTTCGACTCTTCGCTGAGAGTTTTGGAGTTCTTTCTTGCGGTTATCCTTCTGCAGGTTCTGGTTGGTGGAGAACAAGATATGTAAATACTGCTTGGGCTGAATCTGTTATGTACTCAGATCCAAAAGATGCTGCAGTGATGGGCGAACCCTATCAAGGAAGTCCCTGGGATTTTGAATTTCAGTACGGTACTAGAGCTTATGTGGATAGAGTTAAAGCTCAGATAGAATGGCTTAACAAGAATCTGATGTCGAAGGATGAAGCCATCTCAGTTATAGAAGGATTGATAGCGAAATGAGAGAATCTTCTTATGGAGGGACTTTAAGGCAGAAGATACAGGAGGAGATAGGTGGGAAGGTAATTAAGATTGCAGATAAGGTAACACTAGGACTTCCTGACTACATGCACATTCAAGATGGAATAGTCACATTCATCGAATGTAAGATGGGAGAAAGGTTTGAGGTTTCTAAATCCGGATGGATAACAAAACCATGGGATGTAGTTAACGACTTGAGACAATTTGAAGTGCTCAGACAGTTATCTAAATATGCCCTAGTTTTGTATGTTGCATATTACGCGGAAGTTCAATCTCATTGGATGATGACAGTTGCACAATTACGAGTTTTCAAAACAGGTGGAAATTGTATTCTTAAAAAAGGTCATGGTACAGATACCTTGAGACACTATTTAAATGTAAATGAGGAGAAAATTTGTGATAGACTATGAACAGAGTGTAAGAGACTTTCAACTGAAATATAAACATTTTCTGGCAAAAGAACCTTCACTCAACATTCCACTCGCAGTAAAAGAACTGAGAGAATCACTGATCGTTGAAGAGTACAAAGAATTTCTCACTGCTCTTCATGAGAACGACATTATTGAAGTTGCAGACGGAGTGTGTGATCTCATATATGTTTTAGTCGGATTCTTGATTACTCATGGAATGCCTGCAAATAGACTCTTTGCTGAAGTTCACCATTCAAACATGACTAAAACAGTTCCGAAGAACTTAGAACTTGGCGAGAAATATGGTACGAAAACGCCGAAAGGGCCTGATTTTCTTCCTCCAGATATGAGAGGAATACTCATCAGACCCGAGCGTGAAACACTTCTTGAGAGTTACGTGAGACTTAAGCTTGGGCCCTTTTCTCCCACTGATCAAGGAACTTAGCGTCCTGAGGATTATTGTCTACTATTGCTTGATAATGGTTTAATCTGAACTGTTTATACCAAGCAATGATTCTATCTGGGTCCTGGGCGTTGGTAGCATCTAAAGTATCAGGACCCATTATTCCGTCTACATCAATTTTAAGACCAAGAGCTGAGACTGAATTCTGTAGAAGTTTGATGGCTGTGCTAGAACCTCCATTCACTCCCTCATCTAAGACTCTATTAGCTAAATCCTGTGAAGTTAATCCACCTAACTTCATAGGAATCCAGAAGTTAGTTTGATAGAAGTCGTACACCATTTGAGCTCTCTGAATATGAGGCGCAGCAAGTATAGCAGAATAATCTTTAGGCCATACGTTAGAGTTGATTCCAGAGATAGCGTATCCACCAACATCAGGAACTATTGCGTATTGTCTTTTAGGATCTTCCCATCCCATTACAAAGTTAAATGCTGGTGGATACTGACTCATGATATCTCCTTATGCGACCAGATGAGCGTACTTAGGATCAGACTTAGCTACAGCGGTTTTGAGCATCTCCCTGAACTTGTCACGTCCCACGTGCTCACCACCTTCAGTAAACACCTTAACACGATCAAGTCTGGTAATCTTGATGTCTGGTGAAACTTTCTGTATGGCAGCCGTAGCATGAGAGATATAGGCAGCCTGATGTGCCTTAATCTCATCCGCTGTTGGTGCTACTGCAGGGGGTGTTGGTACCGGTACTGAACTTCCACCCAACAAACCAAGAACCCCTTCAACAGCAGCGATGATTACGTCGCCGATCGATTGTGCTCCAACAGGAATAGGAATCGCGTTCCATACGCCGAGAAATGCATTAAGCGCGCCTTCAACTTCTGTGATTGTTGTTCCCGTCTGAAAGTTCTCAACACCTACCTCGAACGCCTTATAGGCATTCTCAGCAGCGATTCCGTTTGGTGTGTCACCTTGACCAATGTCGCCAAGAAATGTAACTAGTACTGGGTACTCATCTGTGAGTACCCCTTCTGCTACTGGAATAACTTTATCACACATTTAAAACTCCTTAAGGTATTTTAGTTGTAGAAGTTGTGGTTGACTTAGACAAATCGCCAGCAGTCAAAGTAACTGTGTCACTTTGAATAATTGTGGGAAGTTTAGGTAGATAATTAGAGAACACTGAACCTAAATCCCCAACAACTGTTTTAGAGAACTTATAGAACCATTGGTAAAAGTTACTACTTGATGTTGTTGGGACATTTAGAGCACCAACTGCGGCAGATACGAGCCATAGAGAAGCTACGCCTAGAATAAAGGACTCGTGACCTGATAATCCAAACATATGTATTCTCCATTTAAATGATGATTTTAGTTAATTAAAGATATCCTTAGTGAATCCTGGGGATACTCCAGGTGATTTGTGCAACCCGGCGGCAATAAAATACTCAACCCGGGTTTGCACATTTACTTTCCAGGTAATTGAAGCCAGTGTAGCAGGATAGGTTTAATAAAATCGATTAATCCAGCGCCTGCAATAGTACCTATAATGCCTAACCATAGTCTTAGCTTTTTGAGCGTATTTATCTTAGTTTCACTTTGCTCCCTGAGCAATTCAGCTTTGCCTTCTTGCTTCAGTTTTTCTGCTTTATATTCACTTACCGCAGCTGAAAGTTCAGTAAGTTTCTGTTTATCCTCATCTCTGGCTCTTTCTAAAAATCCTTTTTTTCCCTTACCATTACCATAGAGCTCTTCAGCCCACTTACTAATAGATGACAGTAAATTTGTTTGTTGAGAGTTTTGTTCCCTTATCTCTGTAATACTACGGAGCACGGGTTGCATCTGATTACGTACCTCGTTAGTTATAGCATTGATAAATTCCGGATCTTCCCAAAACTTTATAGGTAATTCCACTGTGTATCCCTCTATTTAGATTCTATCGAATTACTCTAAGTTGGGCTGAGAATTTTCCCGGAGTTATAGGCAGTAGAGTGTTGTTTACTATATCAACCTCTACCCCTGAAGGAGTTACAGTGTACCCCATAGTTGGAATACCCTTTGTATTAGCGGCAAATCCAGGTACAGAAAAGATGCTTCCCATTGGAGTTAAAATGGGAGAATCATTTGGTTGAATCCCGGAGCACGGGATAGTGATTGAGTATTCCTGACCAGATTGAATAGAAGTTATTCCATCGATTATCTGGACAGTACCAACACATACTACTTGTCCTAACGGTGGGCCACTATAAGTAGTCTGATAAGGAGATACCTGAATAAATAGAAGCAAAAGTCCAAGATATCTCATTATCTCTTTCCTTGATACGTTATAGCAGTTGGAGTTGTAATAACAATTGGGTTAGCGGTCAAGTTATCAACCTCAAGATATATAGTATTGAGAGTTCCAGACTTTTTAATAGTGAGAATACCTGAAGAACCGGTAGCGAAACCACTCCCAGAAGGTAATGGAAGAGTACCGTAAAAGTTCACATCCACACTATCATAACATTGTCCAGAACAAGCAGTTGTACTATCTAAACCAGGACAAGAGAATGTAACTGGTGTAGTTCCTGTTCCAGCATTAAGAGTAGTACCTGACGGAAATAGGGTATATGTTCCACTACAGAGAGTGACGCCACTCGTAGCAGGAAGCAAGGCTTGAGTAATAGGTCCACAAGTAGGAGGAGATCCTCCAAGTAAAATTCCACTAGTACAAGCTGCTGTAGCTGTCAAAGGATTACCGGTCCCAGCACCTAACACGACTCCAAAATTAGTGAGTCCACCAGAGGACCCTGAGCACGGGACAGCATTGATAGCTCCTAGGCTAGCAACTACTAGACAATCACCGGGAGAACCAGAAAGATTAGGTAAGAAGAGAGAACCTATATTAGCGATGTTAGTAAAGGTCTGATTCCACCACGGGGTAAGAATGATGTAAGAGTTTTCAACTACTGCATTTGAACTTGCATTTGTAAGCACAGATTGAAGAATACAACCGGAAGAACCTGAAAGATCTATAGGAGTATTACCTGTAGTTCCTTGTAACCATCCAGTTCCGCTGGTGGTTATAGTAGTCATGTACACAGTAGATGTTGTACATGAACCAAATCCAGGAGATATAGCTTGAAGTTCCCAGGTAAACGAATTACCTCCTCCAGGAGTCTTAAAGGAAAAGTGACCTATAAATTTCTCAGGAGCTATATCTTGCCCGAGCCCAATATACTTCCTTGAGCCCCCATTGAAATTATATGAGAGGCACCCACCGCCTGTAGTTACGTTACATGAAGCATAACTATAAGTTACCGGAGCGGTATCATCATGCGTCAAACCAGCCATGGGATTAGTCTCGAAAGACGAACTGAGGTTATACTCATAAGGCCAGATCATCGCAGAATCTGCGCTTATCTCAGCCGTAGTATCATTACCTACCTCAAAAGCATGAGCAGTTTGACCAAAAGTAGGTGCCTCAGTTCCTAACCCGGTAGCTTGATAAGGACCTATGCCTCCTTGATTTCCTATCTGAGCAGTAGCTTGAGCATAACCACCAAATCCCCATTTAAGATAAGTACCTAAACCATAAGTATTACTTTTCTTTCCGTTCCCCGTGCCCGAGAAATGGTCAAAAACTGTACCATAGCCATAATCAATAATCGGCAAGCCATTAGACTGGTTAGGCATTGCTCCCGTAGAAAAATGATTATAAGCTCCTGTTACGAAGGCTACACCGCCACCGTTAGGATTAATGTTCCAATCGCAAATAGTTAGGCAACCAAATCTAAAAGAAGGCATTACTCCAGCAGAAGAACCATTTTCTAATTCTATATAAAACTGTCTAGCCCATAGATATTTAAGTCCTGAACTTCCAGAAACCGCAGGAGAAACAATATCTTGATAAACTCCTGACCATATCCAACCAGTACCTGCTCCAGTATTAGTCGGAGTTAAAGGAAAGTTAGACCTAGCAATTGGACCACCATTAGATGAAAAAGTATTGAATCCATCATATATGGCTTGACCGCCACCGACAAAGTCGAATGGAAAAGTTGCTGAGTGAATAGTGATGTTACGCCAATCGGTACTATCCCCCGTAGGAAATCCATTAGAAAAGAAATTACCAGAGTTTATAGCAGGTTGACCCTCCATAATGCCATCCTGAAGATTATTGCACTTGACGTTATGGAAATGTGAATTAAATGGTAAAGCTACTATATACATACAGGTACTAGAGTTTTGAGTACCGTAACTCGTAGCATTCTCACTTGAGAATACTTGTGTAGGATAATTAGTAAAGATTACATCATCTACAGTAGCTTCTAGGAACGATTCATTTCCGTTCCAGAATGCGCCATTGTAATTAGCGAATGATAGACCGGCATTTCCAGAACTAGCAGCCGGAAAATACTCAGCTGTTGCAGGAGTAGAGGTCGCGCCATTTTGTGAGCTATAAGGACTAGATCCTGTAGATCCGTTAAATACAGGCCAAGGCCAAGAAGGATTGTATGGATTCAAGGGGGCCATGTAGGCACCTGTTGAATGAGAAGCAGCACTAGTGCCATTTTGAGCGCAAGCCGTTAAATTGAAGGAGTACGTAGTGCTTGTGTTAGCAGGATAAGAAGATGTGCCGAAATAAGAACACTGTTCTCCATCTATTAGTATAGTTCCATATGGAGCTACGTTACTATCGAAAGTATCATTTGCCCCACCAAATTGAGGCGGAGCCGCATAGACCGTATTTAGAGGAGTAGGATTAATAGGAAGTGATACATTAACCGTCATTGGGAACGTACGACCCGTAGCAGGAATAGCTGTTTGAAGAGTCTGTACAGCAGTTCCAGTAAACCATTCAGCTTGACTATTAGTTGGTCCAGTATATGCCGTGCCTAGAGTTACAGGAGAAGAACCAGTAGGACAACTTCCAGAATAGCTAGCTACTGTAGTTTTAAATATAGCAGTATTAGTAGCTTGGTATGGGAAGAAAATAGGTTGAGTTGTAGGAGGTAAAGGAATAGTTCCCGAAGACCCTGAAGGAACACACATCACGGCTGAACCATTAGTAACTGAGGCTACACCGTTCTGGGCATTTTGAATCCAACCCCATCCAAGAGGGTTATTGGCTAGATAAGTTAAAATTCCCCACGGTCTATAGGTGGGAGTTTTTGCCGTAACAGTACCACTAATGTCAGTATCCCACGGTAGAGTAGAATCAATTCTAGCATCGACTAGAATCCCCAGATGCTTGATAGTTTGTCCAGGATTCGAGTTACCTATAAAGCTACCATTCGTTGGATCATCTGCAGCAATAGTATCTTCACCTGCAAAAGGAAGAAGAAAACTAACGTTCGATCCTTGACCCTCTAAACTCTGACCCTCCAGTTTAAGAGCATGGGACCAACAGACTCCTCTAGCAGGAATCTTGATAGTCATCGCGGCTCCGCGCCACAGGGTCATGGCGCTGTTCATCGCAGCGGTATCAATATGGCCGAAAGTAAAAGACCAGTTACTCTCAGTGAAAGGAGCATTAGAGTCGAGGGTTACGTGAAAAACATCTGTGTAACCTATGACCTGAGCATCCCATCTAGTTACATGGCCAGTATCAAGAGATACTCCGACCATCGAGATCCACTTAGCACCTAGATGAGTAGTTGGATCCCCCGCATCTGCAGGGGTAAAGTTCTGGCCATCTACAGTAGAACCATTAGTCCATGTAAGGGTAGGAGATCCATGTGTCACGTTCCCATTGAACGTAGTAGCATCGCATTGAGCATCAGACTCTTTGACATTCCAACCAACAGTGGGGATATCCCCTCTGTCATCATTGACGGTGTTGCTATTATTAGTCCAACTATTGAAGTGAGAAAAATCTCCATTCTGAAGATTTATGGTAGAACTAGAAATTCTAGAGAATTGAGTCTGAAGTGCTGCAGCTGAAAGTCCGGTTGGCATAGTAAACTTATTACTAATGCCAGTTACTACCGTACCGGCTGTCCCAGCTTGATACCCAGTATCATTGTAAGGACCACTGCTACTAACAGTACCTGATCCACCAGGACCTGAAGTAGAAATACAATTCCCATTAGCCGGAGAATACACATAAGAAGCCGTAGCACATCCTACAAGACTAGATAGCAGAGCAGCAAAGTCTGAAGGAGTAGCAGCCCTAGAAGTAGAAGAAGTTAATCCATATACTAAAGCATTAGATGGAAAACTTCCTCCACCAGAAGATCCAGATGGAGACCATACTAGACCATTACAAACATATCCAGTAAATGGAGACGTACTAGTATCGAAGTACTGCTGACCTTGATTATTTACAGTACAAGGAACAGCCGGAGCTCCGGTACCAAAGAGAGGCTTCAAAGAGAGGCCGACTCCAGGATTTTGCTGAGTTCCACCTATGAGTTGATCTAACAGATTGAAGTTATAGTTAAGAGGAATATTCCAATTAGGAGTACCACCCAAAGGGATCTCTAGACCAATATTTGGAGTTGTCGTAACTTGTTGAGCGTTAGCTACAAATAACACGAAAATAAGAAAGAATACCAGTCTTTTCATGTTTCCTCTTAATAACCTATTGCTATCCAAACACATTCTGCTCCGGCGCCATCATCGTAGACAGTAAACCCTGAATTAGAAAGACTATATAATCCCATAAAGTCTGCGTTACTTCCACCTGATAGAGGAGTTACGACGCAAGAAAATACAAGATTAGGGAATACTAATGGAAAAGTAACTGTTCCTGGATTACCACCTAAATTACCTGTTCTTCCCCACTGTATGATGATACTACCTAAAATAGTAGGAAATCTGATAAATCCATTTATAGATAGATTTATAGCGAATCCAGAACTAGATCCAAATATAGAGGCCACGAAATTATTGACCCAGTTAGTATTAGCAATTTTTGCAGAAATATCGGTTAAAGCTATACTTGGAACAGTGGGAGCCCCAGAAAAGTCCGGGTTACCTGCATACTCTCCATTTAAAACAGCTCCTGCAAAAGTTGGATTACCACTAAACGATGGACTACCTGCAAATGTTCCATTTAAAGTTCCACCATTTATAGTAGATGCCCCACTAACTAAAAGGGAAGCAAGAGTAGCTAAATCGGTAGTTGATAAAGTAGAAAATTTACCTGTACTAGGAATACTAGCACCAATAGGAGTACCATTGATACCAGATCCAGCCATGCCAGGAGTTACGGCTCTTAGTGACCCATCGCTTACAACTTCAAATAACATCGTACTCTGAGCAGTAGCAAGAGAATCATAAAATACCTCTCCTACAGCCGACGGAATAGAAATAGTTCGACCGCCGGTAGCATCTTGACTAAACATCATAAAGATCAACTGACCAGGAGTTTGACCTGTGATGTTTACCGTAATATTTCCTGTAAGAGAAACTTCGAAACCAGTATTCTTTGCAGAGTTAAAAGTTATGGTAGAGGCATACGGAATAATAATATGCCCAGCTCTTGAATCTGCAGTAGTTTGAATAGCAGCTAAAGTAGCAGCTAATGTTCCTATATTAGTATCATTAACTGTAAAACCTTTAGCTGACATCATCTGCATTAGAGCTGTAATACCAGTAGTAGCTTGGTAAAATAACTTGTTTGCAGTAGGTGAAGGAAATGGAGTGTCAGTAGGGGCTCCACCTACTCTTTGAGTATCGGCTAAATAAGCTGCATCAGATTCCTGATTTGCAGAAGTAGGATTCCATTGAAGAAAATTAGTAGGCATCTCTTAGCTCCATTTTCCTGTATCGAATCCTGCAATGAATCCGTTATTGAGATCGAATCCAAAGAGAGGTAGATCTCCAACGATGTATGTATAAGCTACAGTCTCTGGCCTAGGAACAATCATATCATTAGTTATAAGATCCTGGATAATGGAAGTAAATGAACCTGTTAGAATAATATCTGCTGTCATATTCTGATTATCTATTATAGTAATATGACCACCAGGAAATAGGTTATTCCAAATAGGATAAAGACTTCCTACTTTCCCGTCCCATTGATTATTAGCTATAGTTGCTTTAATCAGAAGCCTATATGTAGTATCATCTAGAATAGGACTAACTCCACCAGTTGGTTGAAAAGGAACAGTCCTACTAACTCCTACTATAGTTCCTAGAGTATCTAATTGAACTCCGACAGCATAGTTAAGATCGAAAGCAGGACCTATACTAAGAAGGCAGTTACTGATATCATTGGCTATATTAAGAACAGCTTGTAGCCATCTCTGAAAAGGCTCCGCCTCACCATACTGAGAAGTTAATAGATTAAGATAGTACCCTATTGGAAGTACTTGTATCGGACTAGACATTACACCACCGTAAGTACTACATTAGCGGTAAGTCCCTGAGCAACTTGATAGAACAGAAGTGAAATATCGCTAGTTCCACCAGGAGAAGGTGCAGTTCCGAGAGTGAGTGCTCTTACAGAAAATATAGGAACTAAAAGATTTGGAGTTACTGATAGAGCTACAGCGTATAAAGCTGATAGCGTAACTTCTTCTCCAATCTCTAAACTATTCAGATAGAGAACTAGAGCTGCTTTTATAGCGGCTTGGGTAGCTGTCGTAAAAGCTGAAGTCAGTCCATGAACACTGAGACTCACATAAATAGGAACATATGTAGGCCTTACAAATCCTATGTTAGTTACGTTTCCAGAATTAGGATCAGTAACAGCAACTATAGTCATTGTAGGAACCGTAGCTCCTTGAGTATTTGGACCAATTCCTCTGTTGTTGAATATAGCTGTTGCTACAGCTAGATCAGTTCCACCTTCAACAACACATGTCAAAGAATGGCTTTCGTTTCCAAATGAGTCAGTAACCGAACTTTGATTCTCTAGAATATTAGTTCTGGTAACTCCAGGTACTGCTTCAACTTCAGCCGTAGTACCTGCTAATCTAGTAGAGGATGGTAGAGCTACTGATATGACTTGTCTAGCTCTTAACTGAGAATCAGATTCGGCTGGGGTTCCTGATGCTGCTGCAGCCGCATTTGTTACTCCAGTCCAACCTGTAGTGAAACCACCTACAGGATATATAACTGTTCCGGGACCAGCACTAATAGGCCCACTCTGCTGACATATGGCAGAAACCATAACACTACCACCACTACCAATAACTACTAAGGATGGTAGAGACCACAGTATACCATTTACATCAGACACTACCGCATTAGTAATAGGAGTAAGTGGTGTACCTGTTAAAGTTAAGGTGACTGTTGAGTTAGTAGCTTGAAGACGAGCAATCCCATTTAATTCAACTACAGCATCTAGACCGACCCCAATAGCTGTCATTGGGGATCTATTATTATAGTCTAATTGACAAAGATTCATATTGTCATTAAGTTTCAGAGCAATAGCAGATATCCATTGAAAATCAGCATCAGAGTTATCTAAAGATACAGTCGCTCCATATATAAGCTGGAATGAAGTAATCAGAGAAGCTTGGATATCAGAGTATAAGGGCACTGATAATCCGGCAGCAGTCACAACTGGTGCGAAATATGCCATCTTATCCTCTTAATTAGACGTTGTCAAAGACGCTGCGGAACCTGGGGTATTATAGACGTACACAATCCCAAATTGAGTTTGCACAGTAGCGCTAAACTTAAATTGACGATTCTGATAACTAGCAGATACAGAAATTATCTTTGTTACATATTGAGTTTGACTTATTCTGCTAGATATGATATTAATGATAGCTTGAATATTCTGAGGAGAAGCAGAAGAACCCAACATACTCTGAAACATCGGAAGACCATCGAGTAAGTTAAGGAACCATTCTCCTTGGAATAACTTTAATCTACACGCTATTATTTGAACCATAGCTTGTAGATCAGAAATAAAGTTATTCTGACCATTACCGTACTGGGGATTCCAAGTGACAGGATCCAAGGCTCTAGTAGTAATTGTAGCCATTATTGAGCCTCCAGTACCTGAGTAAGAGATAACGATGTTATAGGAGCCGGTGGACCTACATAACCTAATCCTACTAGAAATGGCTGAATATTTGTCGTGTACCAGTCATACCAAGCTTGGTTCAAGAGAGGCTGTGCTGCTCCGCCGGATTGCTTTATGATGACATTAGGGGCTTGAACTGTTGCTACGGTTGCGGCAAGATCAATAAGAACTGACTGATCGTCAGATCGGATTTGTAGTGAGGACTGGGAATAATTGCTAAGATTATTTGGTTGAGACCAAGGACCGAATAGTGCAAAAGCATCTGATAGGTCGTGTCTCCTACGGTCAAATTGAGCATTTATTCCTCCATTTTGCCACCATCCATCTATGCACATATCTGCGAATATAAGCAGACACTCTGTACCTTCAGTTATGGGAAAAGTAATCGACCAACCAGGAACTCTCATCATGATAATTGGAACATCTTGAATAGGTTTAATAGCCACAGCAGTAGGAATATTTTGAGTTACTCCTGGACTAGGAACCTGAGAAGTATTCGGGGGAGGTAAGTTTACTGTCTCCATTATAGCCGGCTGAACAACACACGTTTGAGTGTCAGCATCAAAGGAGGTTACTATGCCAGGTATGGCAGACCTTAACGTACAAGCCCACTGCCACGCATGGCCTTCTATAGATTCAGTTAGGATTCCTAATCTTTCCTGTACGCTTAGCATTTAGTTTCCTGTAAAATCAGCTTGACCGCTCTGACCAAGTAGTTGTACTGCTGTCTGAATTTGAGAAACTCCAGTGATGTCAGAATACCAAGGGTTGCCTCTTGTATCACCATAGAATCTTACTCCTATTACCACATACTGATTAGCCTGATTAAGTGGAAGAGGAGGAAATTGACTGGGATAGTTAATAGGAGCCTGTCTAACATACTGAGACATAACAGCTACTTGAGGTAAAGGGGCCGTTACTTGAACTGTAGGATCGAGTAAAACCCTAAAGTTAACCCCTAATTGAGTTTGTTGTGGCTGACCTATAAGAGATAACTTAGTAGTTCCGAAATTCTGTGGAGGCCCGCCAAGTAGATTGACTGGGGCATACGTAGCTAACAGAGGTCCTAACGGAACATCAAGGGTGTCAGCGTTCCAACTTTTATCATCAAACCACGATAGAAGAGAATTTTGTTCAGCCAACTTATTAAGATAGGTGTGAGGAGCTCCAAAGTATGATTTACCTCTGGGTAGATTAGTAGCTCCTCTTTGTGGACTAGCATCAGAGAAAAGTTGCTGAACTCTAGAAGAATTAATTTTAATAGGAGTCACAGCGTTAGCTGCTATAAACTGAGCTTGAGTAAACTGCGTAGATCTAGCAGGAAGAGTACTATTTAAGAAATTCTGAGTTGTAAGAGCTCTATTAAGTAGACAATGGAGAATAAGTCTCTGATCTACTACGTCAACTCGATCTTGAATAGTATAGAATAAAGGTCCTGTCCATATAACAGGAGGAGTTTGAGGAGGAGGATAATCATACTGATATCCTGCTGCAAAACTAACAGTATCTCCTTCTTGTATAATAGCTTGATAAAGATTTAAACCTGCTGAGGGACCAGAACTTATAGGGCCATTAGCATTCCATATAGTAATCTCAGCTTGCCAAAAAGCAGAAAAAGCTATCTGTGATATCTCAAACGTTACCCTTAAGGCTTCTGGTTCCCACGCGTTAGATGATATAACTATAGGAGTTCCAGCAGAAGGACCTTGATTAGGGGTAATGGTAAGTGACCAGGCCCTCCCAAAATACGGTGTATTTGATGACGCCATGATATCCTCAGTGAAACCTGGAGAATCCTAGGGTGATTTGTGCAACCCGGCGGCAATAAAATACTCAACCCGGGTTTGCATATTTAAACTGTAGGTGTATCATCAACCCAAAGTTGGAAATCAGTTCCCAGATTTGTATTGTCTGGATAGTCTACCCCGCCCTGTCCTTGCTCCCCACCATAACCAGGAGGCCCACCATAGGGTCCCATTCCGTATCCAACATCTGATCCAGTTTCTACTAAAAGATTTGATACATTGATGATGTACCAGGCGCCTATAGCCTTGTATACCTGTTGTTTAAGTATATTTGCTGCAGGATAAGTACCTGTAATAAGGGGGACAGAATCTACTATAAGGCTGTTATTGATATCCGATAAGGTCATCAACCAATAGCCAGCCATTGAGTTGAATCTAAGTCCAACATTGAGTATCAAAGGTTTTCCATCGATATTCAGTTGAACTGTAAATGTTTGATTTGGAGAATTATTTAGAGGTATAACCTGTATAGGCATTATGGTGCCCCTGAACTAGTTCCTGTTCTAACTTGGTATATACTATTGCTACTATAGTCACCAGACCCAGGAACAGCTGTATACAGCATGCCAGGAACTACAGGACCAGTAGCCGCATCTGTTTGACCTGGAATAACTTGAAATTGAGAAACTTGAGTAGGATTAGGTGTAGTTGCCTGTGTTACCCCATTAGGAGTATTCCCAGTAGTCTGAGGTATAGCGCTTTGACTAGCAATAGAAACAACACTAGCAGATAGGAGTTCCTCCATGATAATTGTAGCCCGTAAAGCATGACTAGTCTTATTATCATCAGGAGCAATAGCATCCATGATAAGCATGTTCTGATAGGTATCTAATCTAGTAGTAAGGGTAAGTAAGGTTTTATTTTGAAGAATGCTTTTAATAATTTGCCAAGCTGAGATACTTTTAGTAGAGGCTCCTACCCATACACCATCTTGATAAGAAGCCATACAATCACTCATACCTATTTCGAAGGTTACTTGAGCTGCAACTATGTAAGAATGATCAGATATATTAGCTCCTGTAAGGACAGGATGAGAGGTTTTCCTTACGGATCTTTTATGAAGAATTCTAAAAACAGCATCAAATACGTAATTGATCTCAGTAGAAGCAGGCTGACCTGTTGTATTACTGGCTTGAGCGGGTATAGTCAAAACAGTTACAGCAGGAAGACCATATTGAGGAGGAGTCCAAGGTCCTAAAGATATGAAGTTAGGCTGATTGCCTCCAAAGATAGCGATCTCAGAAGCAGAAGCAGCCAGAGATAAAACTGTTGGTAGAAGTATACCACTCATTAATTAAATGGTCCTCCAGCCGTTTGCGCCATCTTATTTACTTCATTTTTTCTAACCGTGTCTTTCATAGCTTGATTAACAAAATCAGTCCACTGATCTTGGGGTAAAGCATGGGGAACATTAATGTTAACAGTGTCGATAATAACTTGACCGCCAGACTGTTGAGATCTTTCATGTAGGCTTTTATACTCTCCAAGTACTCTTCCTACATACTTTTGAGTTTCAGCAAAAGGAGGAACTCCACCATACTTATCTACATTTCCTGGACCTGCATTATAAGCAGCCAGTACTTTAGGCCAGTCTGGCCCATACTTCCTCAGTAAGTCAGCAAGTATATGACTACCTATATCTATGTTATGGGCCGGATTGAAAAGATTACCTCCACCATAGGCTGCCGCAGTTCCAGGCATAACTTGCATCAAGCCTTCAGCGCCCTTAGGAGATATAATTCCTGGATTACCACCACTCTCAACTCTCATCACGGCAGCGAGCATTTCTGGATCTATCCCATACTTAGTAGATGCTCCACCGATGAGACCGGCATAGTCAACTGGACCATTTTGCTGACCTAGAGCTGTCCTAAAAGCTTTACCACCAGTAAAGTCACTTGTTCCATTTACTAAACTTTCCAAATCTTTTCTTAAAAATTCTCCTTCTTTATCAGCATCTAGATGAAATTGATGAGCTCCTGAAAAATTACCTCTAAGAACATCCGCTATAGCACCAAATGCATCGAAAATAGCGGCTCCAGCATGTATGCCAATCTTAGCCATATTTTCGATACCCAGAGAAACTCTAGTTATAACCTCTAACCAATCTCTGAAAGTCTCAGTAACACTACCTACACTAGCATCTGTAGTTTTAATTGAGTCATCATCAAATAATAGTCCACTGAATTTCTGGAACTCACCATAACCCTCTTTGATGACTTCACCAAAACTTTTAAGAACTAAAACAGCGCTTTTCCAGACTGGTATAAAATCACTAGCAACTTCATCAGATATTGCAGGAAGGTTAGACTTGAACCGTTGGTTTAGGTTATCAAGTTTACCCATTAAATCACCTGAACCAAGTCCCACTTTATCGAAAAACTTATCAACTACAGCATTAGCTAAAAACTCTACTTCAGTTCCCAGCATCTTATACTCCATACGCAAATCACGAATGCTACGCATGTTTTTATCATAAGACCCGCCAAGGGCTTTACCTAGCTGCATGTTCTGTTCGTATAGATATTGGAACCTCTTATTAAGTTCAGGATCATAAGCAACCTCATCAATAGTAGCCCCAAGTTCGTCTAAAGCATTCTGCATAGCACGAGCAGAATCTTTAGTCATCATCATGCGAAGTCCCATGAGACGATAAGACTGATCAGTCATGGCGGTCTTATCTGCTAAACTAATCATTCCTAGTCCTATAGCAGTAAATGAAGCTATAGTAGCTGCTTCAAACTTAACTATGCTATTTATAGCAGTACCAGTAAGACCAAGGACCTCAGACTCAGTATTCTTTAATATGCGACCTAGAGTAAGAAATGAAGAAGCATCAGGTAGCGCAGAAACTCTAATTAGATAACTCTCTAGTATGTTATCTGACACCTAATCCTCCTTCGAACCCCAAACTCTAGCTCGTGATCTATTTTCTACTTCTACATCCATCACCTCATTGATGTCAAAAAGATCATCAATTGTGTAGGTTCCATCAAATGTCTCAGATAGTTTCCATAATCCAGACTCTACCGGTCTCATTAAGAAAGGGTCTAAATTTGGATAATTGATGGGTTCCCAGTCTACTGGTTTGGTGACTGTGAACTTGACCCGACTACGACTAAAAAAGCATCTAAACTAAACAACAAGGAGGCTGTAGTAAGTTTAAATGTAAGTTCTGTATCATCTTTAAGATCGCCTATAAGGTTTCCATCAGGGGCAAGAACTGCTATAGGAAGGGTATTTCCATCTACAATATCTAGAAGAAATACTTGTCTTAAAGCAATTGTTTGAATCTCATCAAACTCAGCCCTAGTACATCTTCCTAAACCAGATAAAACAGATGAATCACTCTGTCTAGCGGCTAAAAAAGAAAACAACCAACATCCTGTCCTAGGAGTCACTTTGTTGAGTTGATAGATCTTATCCCCAACAGGAAAATTCTTAGTAGGCGTACGGTTTTCCACTTCATCTCCTTTACTGAGTTACCATATTTGCGCAGATTAAACGCCACGTAACGAAACCACCAGCCGCATCATAATTCTTATCAGGAATTTTAAGAGGAGACATTCCTGTACCAGTATGAATAGACCCATTAATAAGATCTATTACTTTCATAGCGGCTGAACCGAAATTAGCTCCACCACCATTCTCAGCCTGAGTGAATTTAATGTTTGCCCAGTTAACTAGAAATTGATGTAGTGAACTAGTTTGTTGAGTCTCGATGTCAAAAGCGCCCGAAGCGCCTGAGACATAACTCTTCATGATAGTACCGTCAGCAGCAGTATCCTGAACGGTACGATCAGTAGTATTAACTACAGTGATTTTCTTAATCCCTTCCTGGCCAATGAAAGGATAGGTTCCAGCGTCTGGATCAGTAAAGGCCCCTGCGACGCTCTTATAGGCATATGAAGACATAGTTTATTTCCTTTCAATTAGACTTGGACGAGCACTTCAATTACTACGAAATGAACGGCCCCTGCCTCAATAAGAGCTACGTAGATCGGAGGAGCTTGACGAGCGGCAATTTGAGCTTGTGTAAGGGTGCTATAAGGAGGAGACAATACCACATAACCAGGTATAGAGGTACCGGGAGCAATAGTAGTATTTCCAACATTAATTGTTTGACCTTGCCAAATACCACTGGGAGCAATGAACCCAATTAACTGAGCTTGTGCACAGGCCGACTCTACTGCTTGAATTAAGAGTTGCTGGCCGGCATTAGTCTGTGGAACTTTAGGTAAACTAGTCAGTGTGTTCATGATAGCATACTGGATATTAGACGCTAGAGTATCTAAATTCAATATCTGGTCAAAGAACACCCCGGCGGCCATCATCGTGCCTTGTTCAAGAACATTAAAGGCATTGGCATAATTCAAGAATGTATTACCATTAGGTCCAAAACCAGGAACAGCTCCCTCAATGTTCAAGATTTGTTGAGCAGTTAGAGGCTCAGTTACTACACCAAGTAAAGGTACACCACCACTAAATTTCTCAGTAAAGGCTGAATTAGCTAACTGAGTATTAGAGGCCATTGCTTGACCCATTACAGCAGCTACAAAGTAGATTTGATTAGGCACCAGCCCACCTTGCGTAGTAGCATACTGCATCCAAGTTCTCTTACAAGAGAGATTATAGATCTGGATGAAAGTATTATTAGCTGCTCCATTAAGAACATTTACTTCTCCATCAGTTCCAAAATATACTGTGCCTACTTGACTAAGAGCCCAAGTAGACAGAGCAATATGATCTGAAGGCCCAGCATCTGTAACCATGAAAGGATACCAACCAGGACTCTTCAATCTGCATACTTGAGCAGCTTGAAGAGCACTCTGACCGATGGCTGTGATATCCACCTCTAGACCACTACCTGATCCACCACTAGTGGTAAGAGCGGTAGCTACTGCGTAACCAGTACCTTGTTCTCCAATAAGAGTAGCAAGGCCAGTAACGTTTCCACTTCCGCCTACAGAGATTACCTGAAGTAGACCATTACTTGCGCCAGCTTGAATTACTCCTATAATATCACCTACAGCATAATTCGTGCCGGCATTTCCACTATGAGCAACAGCAGAAAAAATAGCTGTAAGGTCCTGTCTTCCAATATAGGCCGCCTGGGGAGGAGGAGCCTGACCAAAATACATGCCAGCGGCTATATATTCTGGTTGAGATGTAGTGAATCCATCATTAATCATAGCGGCAGCCCAGTTACCTTGTAGATATTTTCTAATTACCGGGTTAACGCCATAAGATGGGATCACCGCACTTGGACCAATAATTAGTCCAGTATTGAATAGAGGAGCAGCTACCTGTGGACTAGACGTTACCACTGTAACATCCGCGATTATAGAAAGCGGCAAGGGGTTTGTTGCCATATTATTTTCTCCTTACGTAGTTACAGTGAAATCAGCTATCTCACCACTTGAAGTGTAAACCTTGACTTCTACAGAAGCTACTGAACCAACTATTAGACTTTCTGTAATCTCTTCATTAAACTCAACAGTTAAATCTACTCTTTCCCACCATTGACCTTGAAAAAGCTCAGGAACCCGTCTAATCTCTTCTATCGAAGGATCTACGAAAAGACTATTAGAGGCTAATGAACTTATCACGTAATCAACACCAGTCAATCCAGACTTTAAAGCTCTAGCATTATCTAGTGCATTAGGGCCATAGAAGGTCCACGCGGTTCTCCACCTTCTAGTAAATACATCCTGAATGGTTATAACAGTACCAGAAGGAATCAATCCTACTTGATCATGAAGTCGTGAGTATTCAGTATCCATCGTATCACAACGAAGATAGGTAGTATCCTGATCTATACTGTTAAAGGGTTGACCTTCTTGTTGCCAACCAATTCTAACTTTAGAGGATAGGTTAGGATCAGTTACAGTTCCATTCTGAGTACCTGAAGTGGTTGCTTTATTGCTAAGAGTAACTTCTCCTGTGCCTATACTAACTATAGTAGTTCCAGCAGGAACACTAGAAGACACAACTAATAAACCTGGATATAGGAAAAGAGTATTACATCCAGCAGAATTTGAACCATTCGAAAATGAAAAACTCACAATTAGTGGAGTAACTAGTATTCCTAAAGCAGACTGAGTAGCTATCTGAAAAAAACTCTCAACTTGAGTATCAGTTAGCGCAGAAGACACTAATTGAGAACCATCAGGATAGGTTATAGTTTTTCCCATTTAGTTACCTTGCATTCTAACCGCGAAAGCTTTCCAGTAGTTTCTATTGGGATAAGGAAATACGTGAAGAACTCTCCACAACTGAAAAGTCCATAACATCTTATCGGCAACTCTTTGAACTTGGTCAGCAGGATCAAATTGAGTGGCATATATTCTAGGTTGAGAATGAAAAACCATCATTCCTGTTACTCTGTCAGCCTCAGGAATCTCATCCATATCCTCGGGAGTAGCCACTGAAACAACACCATAGCCAGGAACTTGAGTCTCAGTAGTAACCCAACCACCTTGAATAAACACTCCCGTGGATCTCACTATAACCCATGATTCCGAGAGAACACCATCATCAATCACAAAAGATAGGTCATCTACTTCACTCATGTGATCTCCTTTTCTACGTGAGTTATAGCCATTCTCATCTCATTAGTATCGATTCCAGGTTGCTCAGAGCCCTTCTTTCTAACAGTATTATAATTGTTAGGTGCCCAACCATTTCTGGGATCGAAGAACCATTGCCTACAGATCTTAGCTGATAGAGCTCCGGCTTGCTTAAGGGTTTGTTTCGATCTGTATATCTGTCCCTTAGCGTACTGCAATGAAGATTCGGCCACTAAAGCGGAAATCTTTTCCTTATTTCCGGGAGCATGTATAGCGGCCTCCAAAACGAGTCTTGGAGGTTGATTTCTTAAAGGGGAACCTTTAGAAAACCAATACAGCAATTCAGCATTAGTAGCTGAACCTGCAGCTATTCTCTTCAATCTTTTTCTAAGTCTACGGTTTCTTTTCCTAAGACTAGTAAATTTATTGGCTCTTTTAGAGGCATCTTCCATTCGGTCTGATGAACCCGGGATTCCCACATAAGTTGCTAACTGGCCTATTCCTTTGATTCTCGCTAGAAAGTCTCCTGCGCTGGATATTCTGGTTACTGTTATTGGAGGCTTGGCCATAATTCTTCTTCACCCAATTCTTAATATCCGTAGACTTCCAGTTTAAATCTGGTTCTTCAGAATCAAAGCGGATTCGCATAGACTTCCTTACGGGAGCCATATCGGTCCCATTGCCGTAGCACGAGCAATAGTTATGAACAACTCTCCATATTGAGTCTCACCCCATGCCCCGAACTCATCATAACCACCAAGCAGCAATTGAGATCTAGCACTAACATCACCAGCTTGGCGAGATACTATAACTCCTTTAGTAAGACCAGAGGCAGCTACTTGTGATGCTGTTAAATTAGGAACTCCAGACTCTGATCTCATCCATAGAGTACAGTAATGAGCCACGAAATAGCACATCATTATAAACCAAGATTGATTGTATCTAGCTGACATGACACTAGCTTGAGCCAAAAATATGTAAGTCAGAATTACCAGTATGGGCATAAAAGGAGTTAAGTAAGCGGTCAAAACAGTGTCATTCTGAGTAGCATTGTTACTGATTGTAATGGTATTAGCCCCAGTATTAACAGCCGTAACGATAGTATCTTTGGGCAAAGAATTCAGATTTACTAGTAGTACTCCAGGAACAAATCCTAGGATAGTAGTATTATTAAATCCAGTAATTGTATTAGAACCCTGAGTAATAGTAAGTCCAGTATAATTAGTTGGAGGTCCTACAAACTTAGGATAGATACCAATGAAATCTGTTACAGTAAATGGAGGGTTACCAGGCCAGACTATACCAGATGACCCCCCATAAACCAAACAAGTAAGGGTTTGATAGTCAACTCCGGCTGTCCCGTATAACATGTCATAAAAGCCACAGATATCAGGGAAACCGTAAGGCATATCTATCTCCTATTTCTTAGTGATTTCAGACTTTTTTTCTTCTTCATCTTCTTCTTCATCTTCATCTTCATCTTCATCAGTTTCTTCTTCGTCTTCATCATCTTCATCGTCTTCATCGAGCGCATCGAGAGCAAGATCCTTAGCTGAATCCAACTTATTAGGTTCGATGGTCGGAGGGGCCAGAGGGACAGCAGTTTCTGCCTTAATCTTAGACTTAAGAATAGAGACAACCCCATGCTTGATTAGAAAATTGAAACTCTTACCAGCTACATCATCTGGTACCAGTGTTGGAGTTTTTGCCTTAACATGAACTAGGCCACCCGGAGAAGACGCCGAGCGAAGATTGATATTTTGATTCGAGATGATCTTCATACTCTCCTTTAAAGAATAAGCGGAGTCCCACGAAGAGACTCCGCCGTCACCCAGATTAGCAACCGTAAAACTGTTGAGTCGTAGTAGGACGGTTGATCTTCACTACCCCAATGTTTGCCAGGTAGAGAAATTCAAAACATCCAGATACGATCGATGGAGGAGCACCAAACCTCGTGATCTCCTGAGGAATACCCAGACTCAGACAGTCCTTATCGTATTTATAAGCACTGATGAGCTGAGTACTTCCAGGACCTTGACCGTCCAGCCAAACCGGCAAAGGATAAACTTCCGGCACGATGCCAAAAGCTGATCCCAGGTAGTTCTTCTGAATGTAGTCGAGAATTGAGGCATAGCCACTAGGTCCACCGACGATTGCCATGGGCTGAGTAAGAATAGTCCATTGCGTCGGGGGAACTAGGAACCGATCAGGCATAGCACCCGGAGCGGCTCCACTAGCAAGCCAGATAGTCTGCGCCATGAAGTTAAAATCACCAAGAATAGCAACTGCAGTCTTGGTACTCCATGTAGCAGTACTACCGGTACCCGTGAGAGGAAGTTGAGTAGTAGTCAAGGCCGGATTGTTAATCAGACCTTGGTTACCAGCGTAGCCAGCATAAGTCCTTGTATCAAGGGTTTTGCTGTAGTCTACCCTAACTCCCTTGTCCAGAAGATCCTGAGGACTTCTTCCTACCTGAGCCATACGTAGGGATTCCACGATGGGGATCCTAATACGGACCTGATAGGGGAAGACTGGCCAGGTATCCTGGTTCACGTTGTATTCAATCACGCGTGAATCATTGGTCTGTGAACCTGCGCTATTATCACGCGGGCCACGAAAATCAACGTTATGCGCAATGTGATTCATGATCCACCCACCACCACGATCGATGGGGATGTCACGAAGGTACGTGTAATTCTCTAGTGGAAGACGTACGACCGGATCCAACTTGGCAAGTTCTGCCATGATGAAAGTTTGTCCTGTTGCCGCGGCAGCAGCATCAGAAAGAACTTGCCCGGATCGCAGAGCGTTGAGGTTCTGCTGATATTCTCTGGGATTCATTTCTAACCTTTCTGCCTAACTTAGGCAATCTTACGTTGGAGAATTGTTACTTGTGCAGTAAGATCGGTTTCCAGGTATCCAGTCTTCCAGAGGAAATCAGGATAAAGGACCGTATGGCCAAAGGAGGCCGCGGTGCCCGAAGCTCCGGCAGTAGCAGCATTCGACAGAGTAATCGTGGTTCCCGAGATTGCAGTAATAGTCGTTCCAGCAGGAACGTTAGTACTGGTCACAGTCATTCCGATTACAAGACCTGTTGCACTCGACACTGTAGCCGAAGTGGACGCGTTGGTGGTGGTGATGGTTGGCGCGGTGATCGGATTAGGATCAGTCACGGCCTCAAGACCACCAACAACACCAGCAGGAATAGCGGAATCCAAAGCCGTACGGATCCAAACGTTTCCACCAGCAGTAGGAGTCCCGTTATTGCAGCTAACGTTAATAGTGCCTTGAACCAAACCGTCCATGATAGCAGCAGGAAGATAAACGCCACCGGGAGTCAGAGCATCATTCGAACCTGCCGTATTGTAGGTAGGATTGATGTTAACGTTACTAGCCGCAATACCAATTGGTAGAGCGCTTGTAACAGAACCTCCAGCAGCGACAAAAGTCTTGACGCTGGAGTAGGTATTGTTGGAATTAAGCACGAAGGTTTCACCAAACGCGATAGAAAATGTATCGGTCGGATTAACCTGTCTAGCTGTGCGAAGGGAATAGCCCTCATTACTGATGTTCCCTACGAAGCCGAGGTAAAGTCCTTTTACAGGAATTACAGTTGCTGGCATGTTTTACTTTCCCTTCTGAGCAAGATGTTCTTCGTAACGCTTCTTTCCAACTTTGTATGAAACACCCTCAAAAAACCTTGAAGGATCATCCACGGGTCCTGCTGTAACTGCAGCGGAATCTGTAGCAACAGCAGGGATACCTTCAGGAATCTTAGCCTTAGTCAAGACTGAGTAAGCGCTTCCACGATTCTTGTTAATGGTTCGAACGGTAGTGTTGTAACTATCCAACATTACCTGTTCGGAATTAGTACGTTGAGATTTTGGCTTGTTATTAATAGCAGCAACTACAGGCTTACTAGCCCTGATGTAGCCAATAATAGAGTCATTCAACTGATGAAGAACGCTTTGACCCTTGTCCCCTACTTCGCCTTCGAGACCCTCGTCCCCCGCAGCATCTTTTTCCATTTTCTCATCTGCGAGTTTCTTGTCGAGAGCATCTTTGGCCTTCTTCATGCACTTGTCGCATTCACAACCTTCCTTGTGCTCCGCGTCAGTTGCAGCATCCTTGAGTTCTTCAACCTTTTCGTCTTCGGCCATTTCTTCCTCACCATCTTTCATGAAGGAATCAACTTCAGCCTTCAGATCCTTGGCCATGGCATCTTTACCGTGAGCATCTTTCCCCATCTTCTTTTCATGCTTCATGGCATCGAGTGCACGATCAAGAGCGTCGTGGGCAGCCATACGATGGGGTTCCTTATCCCCAGCAGGCTTCCCAGGTTCAGGATGAGCGTCAGTCGCAACGCGTGACGTTGAAGCAACTGTAACCGGAGGGTTAAGTTCCTTCATCGCGAGTTCAACTTCCTCAGGAGTGGCATCTGGGTTCATAGCCTTGATACCCCGCCCGAAAATCATTTCTCTTAGAGACATGATGCGTACCTTCCTTTGTGTGATTTCGGGTGGGGCCGAATCCCGAATAGCAATTCGACTTCCAGCCCTACCGCGTCCAACAACAGCCACGTGGTTACCTCTAATAAACCACATTTCGAGGTTTCCACTTGTATTACGTCGTAGTTTAAGAGTATAACCACAACTTACGTCACGTACACCTTCATTAAGAACCTTCTGAACTAGTTCTTGGTTCTTAATATGTATATCACCTTGAAGAGTAACTTCTCCATCGTGATCCGGGCCATTTCTGACATTTTGAATATGACCACAGTTAAGTTCTTGTTCATTTTCAATGTGAACTGTCCCACCATCAGGATGTTCATCTACTATAGACTTACCTTCAAAAGAGGCAATTGTGTCAGGGTGTAGAACCTCAGAAGGAGGTCTATAGACTTTATAACGTCCATTAGGATCTAGGCCCCAAGATTCTTCATAACCTGGAAAACCGACAAGTTCACGTCCAAGGTACTCTTGATAGCCAGATCTGCAGATAGGTACGTTCTTGCATATTATGTACCCCTCAACAGTTTTTTCTATATTGGGGCTTAGGATTAAGCCGTAGTACCTTGGCATAAGTTACTCCTTATCAGTGGAAACCCCATAAGCAGGTCCATAAGGAGTCTCTGTAATAGATGTCGGTCCCATGGGTTGAGGACCCATCCCGCCATCCATCATGGGATCTTTAGGGGTAGTATCAAACCACGGCCCGTGTGAAAAAGCTGCCATGGGTTGAGTGGTCGATTCTGGCATGCGAGTTTCATGGGAGACAGCACTACTCCCCATATTAAGCTTGGGCATTTTATACTCCTATGTAAGTTTGATTGTTTTTAACTCGACTAATGACTTGATAATTTACGTTAAACTCTTTAACCCATTCCCACACAGTTTTATTAGGATTATTTCTTATTAACCTTACCTGGTCTAAGGTTAGTACTGAGTTATTACGTAAACCTTTCATGGACTCTGAAAGTTTCCTTATTGAATCCTCTGAAAGAAAAGTATCTCTCATAAACTGTCTATTTTCTTCAGTTTGAGAACCGAGTCTACCTTTAGCCGCACAATCTTTCATGTTATCTGAATTTGTCCCGAGAAAGATATGCTCTATCTGTCGACAGTTAGGATTATCACAATGGTGAAGAACCCATGTTTCTTTAGGAAGAGATCAGTACTCTGCGTTGATACCACTGCTT